TAATATCCCATTCTCTAACACTACATCCATTGTGATTATGTGTTATAATTTCAACACATTTAAGTAACGATGCTTCAACTTTATCGCTTCGTCTTGTAGATTTCGAATCCACAAATTCACCAACACTATCTACATCTCCGTTGTGCCAATTGGAAATAAACTTAAAAAAACCATTAGATTCATAAAATCTAAAATTATCTATATCCTGCTTTAGTGAACTAACATCGGTACTTAACTGAGAGTAGTCTGAGGGGATATTATCCTTAACCTGATCAACGATTTTCTGAGTGGCATTAGCGATAGCATCATTGATATCAGACTTAGACATATCAGAGCCGTCTGGTACTGCGGCTGCGTCTACAACCATGATGATAGGGGCAGACTCCACCACCTTGTCACCAGATTTTACCTTGATTTTGCATCTTACCTTACCTGCCACAGCGGTCATTTGCTGCTGTATAGTTACGGTTACAGTACCGTTAGAGTATGCACAGTTATACGCAAAAAACTTGCCGTCAGGCTTACCACCCTCAAAAGTTACAGCCGCAGAGGTGGGGGCAGTCCACTTGCCAGAGGATGAAAATAAGTTGAAAACAAGTGTTCTTCCTATATCGTCATATTGTGATACATTGATGATGATTGGAAGAGTTCTCCTTGGGGTCATGTCCAGATCATAAATTGCTTTAATCATTTTGTTCTCCTCTCAAAATTTTTTCGTGATTTTGTACCACTTTTATGAGATCGGCTATCAGTTCTTCATATCCGATAGCACCGTAAACCACTTTATCAGCTCCTCGGAACTCTTGAAGCAGTGCCAGATTATCCATAGATAATTCTTTTGCGGTTTCTTGCACCTCTTGATATACAAGTCCATGATGCACTTTAAGCTCACTATCAGCCTTGTAAGTATACGTCACGGGGTTTAAAGCCATTATCCAGTCTGTGGCGGTATCACAAGATATATCTTCGATGTTATCCTTTAGCCTTTTATCAGATGAATGTACGATAGTCCCATTTACTGCAACTGTACAAGTTCCTGCCTCTGTATCATTAACCTTTTTCTTTCCAGAAAACGTAAACTCACTTGTCCCAGCAGGCGCAAGATAGTTTTGCAAACGTCCAGTGTAATCATACAAGCTATCACCTGTCGTTACGTCTGAGCCAGAATGGAAATCGCAGTATGCAATACCCTCAGCTGAGTCGTTATTGCCGTAAAGCTCAATTCCATAATTGATAAATATTGCCTTATCAAAACACACATCTTGCCGCTCGTATATCCCTGTATCTTTGTTATATACTCCACCCTGCGAATACATAGAGCCAATTTTAAAACGTCCGTTAGTGTTAATATATCCTGCACCAACTTTAAGCAAGCCAGAGTTTATAGCAACCTCACCAGTGTCCATGTCGGCACTAAAAAGAGTCTTTCCAGTGTTATCTACAACCTGCAATTTTCCTGTATCAATGTATGCTGCATTGATACCCACAGTGTAAATTTTCTGCAAGATTGCTGTACCGCTCCAATCTAAGCCGTTGTAAGTCTCGCCACCATCAACAGAAAAGATCATGCCACCATCATTGATGCGAATGATGGTCTGGGACTCTTCAAGGACTGGCTTATCATGCAAAAACCAATCATGTGCCCCACCAGTTCCTTTATCAGTTACATACAAACCGCTGCCCTGCTCTACCTTCTTTACAAGCTCTGCAATCGCTCTTTTTCTGGCAGAGGTTTCCTTGTTGATTTCCTCTTGCGTGTTCTCGTCAATCTCTGTGAGCTTCTTGGTGAGGCTGTTTTGAGTACTTCCAACCGTGATACTATCGTATTTATCAAGTAGCACATCATACACGGTTTTTACAACTTTTGCAGTTGTGTTGATACCCAAATTTTCAAAAATAACGTTTACTGTATCACAGAGGTTGACAGACTCTAATGCAGCAATATTTTTGTACTCCTCAAACTGAGACAGCACCACAAAAGATACCGTAAGGGATACATCAGGCACACCTACACCACTCTGCGTAATGTAGCTTTCTGCCTTGGCTCTAAGTTGTTCTACGGTTGGTTTTTCCTCAAAGCTTGCCGAAAAATCATGTACCGCAGTCCGCTTATATGGGAAGTTATTCGCATACTTGCTGTAAACTGATACTTCTGGAAGTGTTACAACCTCTTCGGTTTCCTCACTTTTCCAGAAAGGGCAGATACCTGTGATCGTGTTCGCAATACTTTCCTCTTGCTTTAAATCGGTGAGGTTCTTGCCATAGCGAATCGTTACACCTTTATTCGATCCTCGGTTTTGATGTAGCTTTACAGTGTACCCAGCAAACTCATACTCTCCCTTGTAGGTATCCAAAATGCTCCCTTCTACACCACCAAGCAGAGCACGGCAAGAGGTCGGAACTGTAAAAGCCATTTTTGCTTGCGTTTCTTTGCTAGTCCAGAAAGAAAAAGGGTTGTCCTCTGCCGAGTACTTTTTGAGGTTATCCATTGCCTCCACTACGTTAGATGCTTCAAAGGGTGTTACTGGTATATGTGATAGCTGATATGAGATATGCTCCGCACTTACCTTTACAATACCGTTTAAAGGCTTGCTGATAGCGTAAATGCGAAACGGTTCTGGATCGGTTTTGTAGGATGGTACGGCTTTGATAATTCTTGATAGCTCCAAATCCTTAAAGTGCTGACCACTTAAAGGATACGTCATTGTCAGCTCATATGAGCCGTTTCTTTCCTCGGTGACTTTGCAGCTAATCACATCCACCAAAGCTCCTAAGCCTTGAGACTTAAAAAGCTTTTCGGTTGCTATATACAAAATCGGTATCAAATTGTCCACCACCTCCCAGTAATCTCTATTGATGTTATTCCACCAGTAAAAGTAATTAAATTCATCCCAGATTTAAGCTCTGGGAAGCCAGAAGCAAGCACCACATAACTGTTCATGTTCATATTTCCTCTGGTGCAGTCCATCAACTCAGAGTCAATAGTTACATAAGCCTGCAAGTTTAAACTCATCGAATAGTCGCCAATTTTTAGGGTAGATTGTCCATTTCCATATACTTTTATAAGTGGTTTCGAAGCGAACTTTGTAGGATTGAAAATTATACCTGCCGAAGTAAATTTTTCTACCCTCTCTCCATCTGTAAGCCATTTCTGGGGCTTGCAATCAAAAGTCACTGTGGCTTTTGCGCTGTGATTGAGTGCTCCTGTTGTGTAGGTAATAGCATCCGTCACAAGTCCCATCCTGTAGTACTCTGGATGGTGACTATCCTCTAGCCTGCAATAGCTTGTTGGGCTTTTGAGCCATGCGCTGATCGAGTCCGCAAGGCTCTCAAACCGATTCTTACACACTATAGTGTAGGCTACTGAGACATTTTCAAAGCATCCGTTATCTTTAATTAAATCTCCGTTCCTGCCAGGTATCGTATACTTTGTTACGCTCCTTTTGGGAGCGTTAAAGGTGTTTTGCGCTCCCACTAAAAGATCGTAGTCGGCAGAGGACTCGCCATTGTATATCAAGTAGTGCATCATGCAAATACCCTCCTATCTCTGTCATAATCGTCTGCCATCTGCTTTGATACCTCCTCAGCTACAGCTTCTGCAAGCTCTTTCTTATCCTTGTCGTAGCCCTCTATCACTACGGTTACTTGTGTAGGCTTCTTGTTTCCGTTCATCTTCTCGGCAAGCTTGTTAAGCCATCCTTCGGACTTTTCCAGAGGTACTACAGCCTCATCACCTTTTCCCTCTAGCAATCCTTTCTGTCCTTTTCGCAAGATACCGCCTTTTTCAAGCTCTCCGATTCTTCCAAATCCGACAGTCGGTATATTGATTCCAAAGTTGCTGCCACCAAAGCCCGGAACCCAATCTGGAATTGTTACTGAGATTTTGTTCATCGCTCCGATAACTGCATTTAAAGCCGACTCTATGCCAGCTATTGCACCGTTAATCAACTTGATAACTGCATTGATTGGTGTTTTTGCAAACTCTATAATGCCTGCAAAAACAGTCGAAAATGTACTTACAATTCCGTTCCAAGCATCACTCCATTTGCCTGAAAAGATGTTAGTTACAAAATCTAGCATTCCATCAAAAAGCGGCTTCAAAACATTATCCCACCAACTTACGATTGTATCAAAAGCCGTTGTTACACTCTCTGATACCGCCTTAAAAACCTCATCAAATACTGGTTTAAGATTTTCTCTAAGGAAATCTCCAATCGCTTGAAAACATGGCAAAAGCGTTTCATCTGCGAAAGTCTTGATTGCGTCCCAACAAGGTTTCAAGTGGTTTTCCCAAGTGTCTGCAATCATCTGGAATGCTACACTGACAGCTTCTTGTGCTGCTTGAAAAGTAGTCTCAAAAAGCGGTTTTATGTTATCTTCAAGCGAGGACAACAAAGCGGTAAATACTGGCAGCAATACGTTGTTCCAAACTGCCTCAATCACCGAAAAAACAGCCGTTACAACTTCACCGAGAGCATTAAAAACCTCCGTTGATATCGGGCCGATATTTTCAGATAGCCATGTATAGATGCCAGTAAAAACTGGTAGTAATACGTTTTGCCATACATCCGCAATTATCGCAAATGCAGTCTCCACTGCTGACTGAATGCCAGTGATAATTGAGTTGATAAGCGTACCATCTGTCTGTGCATCATTTACAATTTGATTGATAACCTGCGTTAATACTGAGATCACACCAGATATAATATCTCCTGCAAACTGGATCGCAGTTGCAATGCCATCAACAATCACGTTAAGCACTGATAATGCAGTTCCAAACGCTGTGCTTTGTGCCCCTGCGTCTGAAAAACCAGTTATCAGGCTCACCAGATAATCGGAAAAATTAAGCACTGCATCAACTAATGGTGAAATCGCACTTGCAATGGAATCAAACGCACTAGAGAAAGCGTTTTGAAGCTTTTCAAGCCAGTCCATGATAGGCAAGCTTGATATAAAATCAACAGCCGATGTAAATACAGCTTTTAAAATGTTAAATTTAGCAAGTAAGCTTTGCCCAAGGATATTTGCAAGCCCAGTTAGTGGAACTGATACAAACCATGTTACAACCTGCCCTGCGGCATTAATCACTTGCTTGATAGCTTCAAGAGCTGCCTTACCTGCATCCATCTTAGCTCGTGCATTATCGAGTGTGCCACCTGCATCATCTGTGATACCCAAAAACTCTTTTACCGCATCAATCACTGGATTAAATGCAGAGAAAAGAGTTTTAACAGCACCGCCCAGACCCGAAAAAGCATCTGCACCTGTCTTTTTGATCTGCTTAAACCACGATACCAGAGGTAACTTGGTGAGAGAGCTAAGTTTCCCTAGCAGCTTGGTTACTGCGTTATCAGCGACACCCCCAAGAGACTTTACAAGTCCCAGTAAGCCTCCAGAGCTTAACCCATCGGTTAGTATAGTGATTGAGTCTGTAGCAAGGTCTACGCCGTCCTTGAGTGTCTTGGAAAAGAGATTGTAAAACGCAAGCTTAAGTCCATCAGTTGCAGAGCTTAAAAGGGTAAAAGAACCGCCCAAATTATCAAGCTGAGTCTGTGCCTGTGATGCAGCCGAACCACCTGCATCTGCAAGAGCCGCTTTAAACTCGTTTGTTTTATCAGCCGATACAGCCGCCATCTTATTGTATGCATCAAGCCCTTGCACACCAAAGATAGTATTAAGGGTTGCGTTCTTCTGCTGATCTGACATGCCAGATAATGCCCCTGTGAGATTATCTACCACATCGTTAAAATCACGTGCAGTTCCATCAGCGTTATATGCAGATACTCCCAAGCTATCCAAAGCCTTTTTAGCCTGATCTGTAGGTGTGTAGACCTCAGACATTGCAGAGTTAAGCGCAGTCGTTGCATTCGAGCCAGTAACATTAGCTTCTGCTAATTTAAGCAGAGATAGCGTTACAGAGTCAGAAGCTTGCCCGTAAGCTGAGGCATTGGCAGAGACACCAGATAATGCCTCGCCCAAACCGCTTACATTAGTATTTGCAAGGGTAGCACCCTTAGCCATCAAATCTGCATAGTATACCGCGGATTTGCCCTCTTTTTTAAAGCCTTTCAAGGATGATGTAAGGTATGTAGCAGAGGATTCCATCGACATTGCGCCAGCCGAAGCAAGATCAAGTGTCGTGCTTAAAAGGGTAGCTCCGTTGGCATCTTCGTTTAAAATATCAGCCGCCGACATGCCAGCCTGCGATAATATATTGATACCTTCTGCTGCTTCGGTGGCTGTGAATTTTGTAGTCGCTCCCATCTTCTCGGCAGCTGCTTTTAAATCTTGTATCTGGTCTACCGTTTTACCCGTTGTAGCAGCAATTTGGGATACTGCGGTATCAAACGACATACCAGTATCGACTGATGATGTAATCGCTCCTTTGAGCAAATCAAAGCCTTTGGAGGCAACAGTTCCAATAGCATCCGCAATAAGCTTTCCTTTTGCGACAGCTCGTGTTGCAAGGCTTTCAAGTCCCTCTTCCATCTCTGATGAATCAAGGCTGATACCTGCAACAAGATCAAGTATGTTCAAATCGTTACCTCCAATCCTGCTTTACTCGTTACATTTCTGACAATTTCCTCTGCACTCTCTTTTTCTTTTTCCTTTCCGTCTCCATACACGGCACCATAAAAACGATATGGCATTATATGCCCTCCTGCAAAATTTGCAGTGTTTTCAGCGATCTTTTGCAGCGCATCAGTAACATAGACTCTATACATCAGCTCTTCCATATACTGTGCCTGCCGTGCTTGCACATATGTAAAAAAGCCAGAAAGCGTGCGCCCTCTATACTCTCCTATAGCTAGCCACAACACTTTCCGAGTCTCTTTGTCTGCGCTTGTTAAAAAAGTCGCTGAAATTCCTGATCAGTAATCAAATCAATCAAATCCTTGGTAAAGCTTGCAAGAGAGAGATTCTCAACATACTCTTTCTTACTCTGCCCAGAGATAATGCACATAATCTCGATCAAATCATCTTTATGCCCTTTGATAAGCGCAGGCAGATTTTCTTTCAGTCGCTTGATTACTGTATTTTTCTTTTCTTCTTCTGGCACAACCGCCTTTTTAAAGATAGCTGCTGCCTTATCATCAATCGCAATGTTAGTTACTGGTGCAATCAAATCAGCCAGTACATCAAGTACACGATCACCTTTTACATCAGATAGCTTCATCATGTATCACCTGTTCCCTTTTTAAAATGTACTTCATACGGTACGGTATCTGGTGACGTTAAGGTGTAGTGTGCTGTGTACTCAAACGCAAATGTACCTTTCACTTTGTCACCTGTCTGCAAAGCAAATCCAGTTGTTGATAAGCTATTTTGCAAGTGGATCGCGATTGCACCACCATTGCCGTAATCGCCTACAAACCAGATATCTGCAAAATCAGAATCCTGTAAATCATCTCTTGGTGTGATCTTGAGCTTTGACGTGTCAAGGTCTGCGCCTGCTGCTAAGGACTTAGCCTGTTCTGGTGTCATGGAGACGTAAGTGCCAGATGCCTTGATCTCACGGCTTTCGATCTGCTTTAATTCCTTCGTATTCTTAGGACAATTATCAATATCCTCACCATAGTCAACGAAAGATGGTGTATCTGTAAAATTGATACCGCCAGAAGTTGCACCCAAAATATTTGCTATAGATACCGTCCACGTCTGAGGGTCAAACTCAGAAAGCAAGATACCTGCATTCATTTGGATATGCTCAAAAACATTTTCTGGCAGTTTTGTTGCCATTTTTGCCATATTATTTACCTCGTTAAATACTCAAGTGTGACGTTCATGTATCTGCGTTTTACTGTTGGTGACGTCTCATCCGTGAGCGACTGACACCACGGAACACCAGTTTTTACCCAGATCAAGCCCTCGTCACACTCAATCAAATCATGTTCTAAGATATATTTTCTAAATTCCTCGGCTTTTTGGTTAGGGATTGACTCCGATTCCGTCCAAAACCACATGTTGACTACTATAGCCATGTCAGGATCCCCAAAGCTGCCTGTGATATACTCATAGGTCAGCCACGGAAAAACTGTGTCATCAGGAACGGATGTGGAAGGATAAGCCGTCATGCCAAAAGCCGTAAACCATGCCTGTAGTGCCTTATCCTTACTCAACTAACCCTGTCTCCTTCCATGCCTTATGCAGTTTGTCACCATTCCATGCAATCCAATCAACCATCTCTTCATTCATCGCCCATGCGCCGACAATGCTGTGTGAACTAAAAGCAAGCCCTGACTCTGCGAGGAAAGCATGAACAATCTCGTGCCTTAAAACCTGCTTTACTAGTTCCTCTGGCGATGTTGCAATTGGATCGCTATCGGGGTCTGTCTCAGGGTCTACATAGTAAATTTTCTTTCCGTAGAAATCACACCATCCATCAGCACCCTCACATGTTTTATATTGGTCGTGGCTTACTCTGACGATTTTGTAATTGCAACCCATTATGTTTACCTGATCCATCATGTCGTTAACTCCCACTTCTCTGCTGTTACCTGTGCCATATCTAATCCTGATACCTGCGGTGATACCTTGTCTCCTGCATCAGAGGTTACGCGGAAGGTCTTGCCGTCCGAAAGCCGCTTGAAAACGTCATGATATGCAAGCTGACATGATCTATGAGTCGTAATTGTAAAAACGCTTGTTACCCCTGATTTCTCAGCGACACGAGCGTCTAGGGATGTATCACGGCTAATAGCCGCCTGAAAGCCTGCCCCTTCTACCCATGTAGTCTGAAAGCCTCCTGCGCCATCTGGCACACGTTTTTTTTCAATCAGCCTGCAACCTTCCATCATATTTTCTACGAGTTTCATATTTTCCTCCATGTGTTTAGGCGGCTTCTAAAAGCTTCCTGCCACGTTGCAGTACCGGTATTACCTTGCGTAGCTTTTGTATAGCTGTAACCGCCAAAAGACTCCGACATATACGGTGTAGGATCACCGTATTTTTCTTGCCATGCTGCAATATCACGACTCAGCTCAACAACCTTTTGCGGAATTGCTAGAGCTGATATTGCCCCTGTGAACGTCTCATTTACGCGCTCACAAGGGAATTGATACACACCATCGTTGAATACCGACCCCTCTACCAGAAAGTATTGCCCTTGCTGTAGGAAGTCGATAGAATGCTGTACCCCATCACTGCCTACGCAAGTGATCTCGTTTCCCTTGATGGTGTATGTATTTTCTCTGTGATCAACCACAAAAAAATTGCGAAGGTGTTTTAATATCAGATACAGCATCAACCTGTCCCTCCTTAGCCTAAAGACTTGATACGAGCAATCGGAATTGCCTTGTGATCAATCTTCTGAGTTTTTTCTGCGTTTTCAACGAGTGTCCAGTTCGAAGCTGTTTTAAAATCAGCTGGCATTGGAGACGTTGTGGTTGTAGGCTGCTTATAAGTGATTCCTCTCGGAGCAATTGCCTTGCGCTGACGGGAGATCAAAAAATCCTGCCCACCGTACTTAAACGGGTCACGAGTTGTTTCATTTGGCACTGCTGCGCCAATATCACAATAATCAAATGCACCTCGCCCTAAAATATAAGTTGTGTATGCGCCTGTATCAGAGTCAAACGGAGCATCATCATCAATTAGTACGGTTCTGCCGTTCCATGTAGCAAGCGTCAGATCTTTTTCAACTCCGTTTGCATCTACACCCTTGCCGTACTGTAATACCTGCAAGTTCTCGAGATTAGTAGCTACCTGAGAATGTGCAATCACAAGCGAAAAAATATTCTTATTTGCACCTGCTGCTTTCTGGATAGCATTATTAAGTGTTGTTACACCCACAGTCTTTTCACTCGCCTCTGTGATATCAAGCGTGTGTGCTTCAACAAACTTGGCATCATTCGTTTCGGTCATGCCAAAAATACCTTCAAGGACAGCTAAGATATTAAACTGTAGGTTATCATCCCAGTAGCCAGATACCTGCTTTGCAATATCTACCATAAAATCATGTCCCGTGATATCTCTAGTAAAGTCCTTCTCTCCCCACGAATTAGCTCTACCATAAGCCACAATACCCTGCATATAGCTATCAATGCTATTAGGTGTAATCGTAGTTTTACCATCGTAATTTTGAGCATCACCGCCAATTAAGCCAACCATAGGCAATACAACATAGTTGCCGCCTGTCTGATCTGCAAGTAATGTTTTAAGCTCGTCTCTAATATTAAAAATACCTGCTCTTAAAAAAGCGTTCTGCTTAATTCTCGGTACGGTTTCAAGGTATTTTCCAAATACCTCACTGTTAAAGTGTTTGTTATCAAATACTGCCATGTATTACTCCTTTACTTCGAGAGCCATGTCTTAACCTCTGGTGCGTCTGGGTGCTCATTTGCATATGCCATCTTGTCCCCAAGGCTCATCTTCTCAAAATCATTTGATTCATCGTTCTTCGGTGGGTTCGGGAGGTTTGCTCCCTTCTTCTGCGTATCCACGATGTAATCTTTGTATTCCGTCTTGATGGACTTTGTAAGCTCCTCAGCTCCCTCAATCTTGCCGTCTTTAAGTTTGATATCGGAAATCTGCTTTGCGCTCGCCCTTACTACCAGATCAACCAACTTGTTGGAAACTCCTGCATCGGTAAGCAACTGCTTGTAAGCGTTTTCTTTCGCTGTAAGCTCTGCCGCCTGCGCCTGATCGCTCTTATACTTTTCGAAAGCATCATGCTCGGACTCATACTTGGTTTTCCACTCGTTTTCCTTGTCACTGTTGCCCTTCTGAGCTTCGGCAAGCTGAGTCTTTAAAGTGTCGCGCTCGGTCTTGATTGCATCGACCTCAGCGTGTGCTAGCTCAAGAATCTCAGAAATCTTCTCCTCATCGGTTGCATTTTGGTTTTTAATGATCTCTCTAAAATCTGATTTTTTTAATGCCATGCTATTTCTTCTCCTATTCTTTGGGGCGCATTCTCGCGCTATAGCCGTATTGCGACTGTTATTCTTTACAGTGGCTACACCCTACCATGATTTTTGATTGATGTTGTGCCAACTTTCAAAATGGCAAAAGAAAAAGGAGGGTGTTAACCCTCCAAATTCTCTCGTATAATCTTTGCATACTCATCCGTATGATTTGCAAGTGCAGGCTTCAAATATGGTTGCGCTTTCTGCCCATTTGTCATGTGCCAGTTACCCTTGCTATCCTCGTATACCCACGAGGTTTTTCTTCCACCGTCAGCATACTTTCCAGTGCCCAACTCAACATACGGTGCATACTCTACATTAGAGCCTATCAGTACCTTGTTATCTCCATCCATCTGGTGTGTGATGCTATTGCGCAGGTTTCCAGTATCTACTGGACATTTTTCCTTGGCATATCGTTCCGCTGTCAGTCCGCACTCCTCTAGTGCTTTTTTGATTTGATCGCGGCTGGCACGGATAACAGCATCAGTATTATCAATCTCAATTCTTATGCTACTTCCCATGTCTCTGTTTCCACTCCTTGTAACTTTTTACGCTGTGATCGTTTCTCCTCGTCTGGTCTGCATGTATTGTGATTGCTACCATAGTACAGCGGCAGTTGTATACCTCGCACGGCTTGCCTTTGGGGTCAGCAGGGTACATACAGCCGTTTGGGAAAGGCTCGTCATATCTCACCCTTACTCCGTTTAATTGCCTGTGTGAATTTCTCACTCGGTTGTCGTTTGCCGACATCCATTCTTTCTGTATTTTAATCCCTATGGCAGAGGCACGGTTATAGCTTTCCTGCCGCCCACCATTCTGTGCGCCTGTTATCATCGTCCTTGCATTTCTGATAGCTGCGCTGCGGTTCATGTTGGTGACGTTTTCTAGCCGTTTTGCCAAATCACTCACTGCATCCCCTTGTAAGATACCTTGCAGCACTGCATTCTGCACCTTTTGGCGATTCCATCGCTCATCCTTTGGGATATCTACTCTTGCAGGTGGTAGCAACTCAATCTCACCCTCGGACAGTCTCCTGATTGTGTCCTCGTCCAGAAGATCAAAGCTTATGCCGCTTCCCTTCTCGATTTCATAGGCTGAATAATTATAATTCTCGCGGAACACCTCAGGGGTAACGTCATTGATATAGTCAGTCGCCAATTTGTTTGCATCAGTGAGTCGCCTTGCCATCTGATCTCTCAGAGCTTCCCACCTTGCCCCTCGTGCTACCTGATTGCTGACCCACTGGAAGAACTCTGCATCTGTATATTTCCCTTCCATGTATGCGTTATACTCTTTCAGGTAGCGTGATTGAAACGTTTTAAAGTACTCCGTAGCTTTTTCTTTCAGTTCTTTGTGCGCTTCCTGATATACCTGTTGTAGCCGCTTTTCTACCTCTCTCAGCCTTTTTTCTGTGTATTTGTCGGAGTAACTACTCACTCAGTATCAGTCCCTTCCTCTTCGTCATCCTCGTCCTCTTCATCGTCTGCTGAAAATCTTTTAATTTCTTCATCCTGCCGTTTTTCAATTTCTGCCATTGCCTCTTCTGGTGTGAGGAATGGCAGATGCTGTATAACGCACTCGTCAGAAAGATAATTTGCAGCTGAAAGCACCATATTTGTTTGCTCGTTTTGGTTTACAACTCTGTTCCAAGTGAGCGTAGGGTTATCGTTGATTCCTGCAAGCTCAAGAATACTTTGCACGAAATCTAAAATATAATACTCAAAATCCGCACACTTGTTATCTTGCGACTGATACGCCGCTTGAATCTCTTGTGTAGTTTTTGCAGCTGCCGAGAGGGTGGAAACATCCAGAGCTTGAAAGTCCTCGTATATATCACGTCTGAGGATTTCCAACATGGTATTTCTGGCATCCGTTGGAACCTCCAGTGTATGTGCTTCTACTTCCGTTCCGTCCTCAGCCACAGCTGCTCTAACCGATTTCATTCGCTGAACGAATTTTGCAAGGTCTGGGTCGTCCATGCCACCTTCGTTTTTTAATACCCAATAAAATCCTGCGGTATCATCAATATCATTTGCAAGCCCACTCTTGATATAATCGTAGCAATCTATGCTCTCTTTGATGCCTACCAATTCGCTCTCATGTGAGTCATTGGCATATAGCGGGATGATCGGCAGTCCTGCGTAGTTGCTTTCAATTTCCTCATCCACTCCCACAGCCGTGCGCTTTACTGTTCTGATATATCCGTGCTTTCTATCCCTCATTTGCACTGGTTCGTTGTTGGTCTGAGTATAATCTGTATAGCCGTCTGGCTCATACAGTGTGCAGTGGAAAATAACGTCAAGACCAATCTGGCGATACCAATATCTGATTCCTGCCATCAACTGTGAAGTCTCCTCATCGTACAGAGGGCAGAAACCCGGCTGCGATGGTGTATCAGCGTACCCGAACACTTCCAGATGATCTAAGTTCCAAAAGCCGAAAGCTCTGCCTCCTGCCATAGCTCTTTTTGCTGCAAGCTGTAACTTAAAATCAAAATCTTTCCCAAGCTTTTCTTTGTTCTCTGGCTTCTCCAACTTCAAGCCGTTTCCTAGTACATACTGCACTTGCTGTTGGCACAGTCTGCGGAAAAAGAGCGTTTTAAGCTTGTAATTTGCTGAGAAAATATCTTTTACCCGCTTACCGCTCACAGTATACAAAAACTTCTGGAACTGCTCTATTGTAGTGTTGTGCTTGTTGTAGTACCGCTCACCGTCTTTGGCTTCTGCGTACTCCTTTGTTCCTCTGAACTCTGCCACAGCTTCTGCACAGAAATCACCCTTGCCCTTGTCTGGGACGTTTACTAAATCTTGATATGTTTTCAATCTATACTCCTTACAGCATGTAATTGCCGCTTGCTACTGCTGCATCAAGTGCGGCTCTTGTCTTTTTTATCAATCTCTTGGTTCTTACAAAGTATCGTACTGCATCCATGCAATGATCGCTTTCCTTGTCCACTTTCTCCTCTCCTCGGTCTAAGGCTTTCTGATCCCACACATAAGCCCCAAACTCTTTTATGGTGTATTTGCAGCAAGCCATAAACTTTAATCGCCTAGTTTGCAGCATGGTTGAAACGTCTGAAATTCCATTCGTTACATCGTTATCCGCATCCTTTACATGCAGCCCTCGGTTTCTTACCTCTACTTTCAGCGCAGCAGCAGAGGGGTCAATGATTACCTGCTTTGGCTTGATTCCATTTAGCATTTCCGCAAGTCCGTCTACAAGCTGTCCCACTGTCTTTTGTTGACTCTTCTCTCGCCCACTGTAGTAGTATTCTTTCAGGCATAGCCAATCGTCTGTCCCTGCAATTCTGCGCCAAAGCAGAAAAGTCGTTGCGTTTTGAATACCAAAGTCAGAAGAAACGTAATAATCTCCGATTGTGTCAGGTTCTTCTTTCAACACGTTCTCTTCTTTCGAAAACATATCATATACAAGTCCCTCAGCTATGCACCAGAGTCCGAGAATGTAACGCTTATAGAACACTCCCACGTACATGTTACGATATCGTTCTTTGATCTCTTCCGAGAGTGAAAGGTTGTCGTCCATGGTGAAGTGCAGGTAAATCAGTTTCTTTTCCTTGCGCTTGTCTATCCAATTTACCTTGAACCAGTGCGAAGGTGAATCAGGATTGCAGTTAAACCAGAATTTTGAGCCGTTTACTGAGCATCGTCCTGTCGCTTGGTTAACGAAGCTCTCAGGCATAAGAGCCACTTCATCAAAAAATACACCTGCAAGCGTGATACCCTGTATCAAATCTTGTGATCGCTCATCCTTGCCGCCAAAGACATAAAAATAGTTCTCCGTTTCTCCTCTCGATATAACAATCAGATTGTCAGCTCGATGATCTTCTACTTTATAGCCTCTGGCTCTTAGCATCAGCTTTAGCCAAAAAAGAACGTTGCGGCGAAATGATCCAATGGTTTTACCACACATTGCAAAATTCTGATTTTCGAAGGTAGTCATAGTCCAAAATACAAAGGCTAGTGACATACTCAGTGTTTTTCCTGATCGAATAGCACCATCTGCAATGATACCCTCCATATCTTTTACTGGGGATGTATCACACCACCAATTAAGCACCTTACGTTGCTTTGGAGAGAATGGTTTAAAATGAAAAAACTGTTTAACTTTCTTTATCAGGCTCATCTGTCCAGCCCTCCCAATCCGCAGCGGCATTACCTTCAAGTGCTTGCAGGAATCCGTCATCAGCAAGCTCTTCCTGCTCGTTATCCTGCTTTAGCCGTTCAGTTTGTGCGTTGATCTGTGCTATCTTTGCCTTTTGCTCGGCTGTAGCTAAGTCCATATGCGCTGCCAGCCAATCAAGTGCTTTCATACGGTCAGCCAGCTTGATACTTGCCCCATCTTTTCCCTGCTTAACTTCTGCAAGGATAGTTCCGTCTATCTCAGCAGAGGGCTTGAAACGAACAAAATTAACAATCTTGGTAAGCGGTTTTTTCTCTCCTGTGTCTGGATCTTTTACTTCTACCAGTCCAGATGCCCCTATTACTGGAACTTCCTCCGTTCCAAAGGTTAGATAATCGGTGATATCAGAAAATGCAATATCCATATATTTCTGAAAGATGTCGGATTCGTCCAGTAATTCCCGATTTAAGCGATTCTGTTTTAGCTTTTGAATCTCATTTTGAATCTTAGGGTTTCTTAGGGTGTTGAACCCTTCCACCATTGCTGTGTTATAGCTGCACTGATACGCTTTTTGATACGCTTTCGTTGCGTTAAAGCTCCTAATGTAGTAGATGCAGAAAAGTCGCTGTTTATCGTTTAATTCTGTGTTCTCCATTACCTGCTTAACTTCGGACTCTATAGCTCTTTCCTTTAGGAGGTTCTTTTTATCCGAACGCTCGTTATTTTTTAGCGAACGTTCGCTTTTCTTTTCCGAACGCTCGGTGTCTCCCTTATCCCACTTATAAGTGCTTTTCCACCGTCTAACTGTCCCTTCTGGCAAGCCTAACTGACTTGCAATCTCAGTTAATTTCTTACCCTGCAAATACAATTTCTTTGCCTGATCAATCCTTGCATCCGGTGCTCTTGCCAATTTGTTCACCTACTTTCCGTATATCAAGAAAAGCCGCCTTTCCAGACGGCTATGCACCCTGAGGGGTGTGGCGAACCAGAATTGCACTGGGGGAGTGTATCAACTCAGCCACTTTTACCGCCTGTGGCTTATAGGAGGTGTATAGAGTCGTCAACAGCTTTCTCCGTACTCCCATATTGTAGAACTGATTTTGATTGATGTTGTGCCAACTTTTAGAATCCTGCATTTTTTCCAACGGAGTTTACAAAATCTATTTTCCACCGCTGAATTGTGCGCTCCGAGAAGCTTAGTATCATTGATACCTTAGGCACGCTGTAGCCCTCGAAGAATAGCAGCTCTATAGCTTGCATCCTATCTCTGTAATTCCCATGCTTTATTGCAGTTTCTTTTACAGCCTGCTCCATTGCCTTTTCTATCAATTTTCCTTGCCGCGTATTGGGTGTAGCCCTTGCATAGTGGTTAATCATTCCCAGTACTATGTTGTACCACCAGTTCTTATAGCGTGATGTGTTCAATCATCATCACCACCTGCTGCACACAATGCAAAAACGATAGTTACAATGATACCTGCTAAAAATCCACCAATAAACAATGCCATGTCGTCCTCCTTATCTCTCAGCCTTTTCGCGCTGAATCCAACTGTAAAATGTCGTGTATGGGATACCACATCTTTCTGCTCCCATTGCTGCTGTTATCTTTCCTGCAAGTACCAGGTCGCATACCTCGCGGAAATTGTCTGGGAAGTGTGTGCCGTACCCATCTTTTCTCTGCTTGGTTTCTCCGCTCTCCTCTAGCCGTTTTATTGCTTCACGTCTAAATCTCGCATGGTTCATCTTACATTTCTTCCCTGCTTCCGCTGCGTTAATCTTTCCTGCTTTCCACTCTTCGTAAACTTCTTCAAAGTTCTCTGGCAGCCCTTTCTTGTTGCTTGCATAGGTGTGGGTTTCCCCTCTCGCCTTCAAGATTTCCTGTGCGTACTTCTCAAAAGTTGTACAGCTCACTCCAATTTTCTTAGCAGCATCAACCGCAGTTATCTTTCCGTCTCTCCAACGTGTATATAACTCTTCTGGCAGCTCATTCTTTCTTTTGTACACTCGGTTTCTCTTGGGCTTCTGTACTTGCTTCTGTGTTTCCTGCTTCTTCTGTGCTTTTTTTTCTTCATCGTTCCAGTGCAACCAGTTCTTGTACATGGGGCGGTTCTCGTACTTCGTCCCCCACATTCCCAAGTCCATGTTGTGTGCTCTGACATCTGCTACAGCCGCAGCTTCCTCTCGTGTAGAAAATAATCTTGTGCCTAGGTCGCTCTTTTTCCAGTAAAATAAATTATTGGCATTGTCGCCCACCTCTCTGTGTAAGCACACAGATACGCAGCCTAGCCCACCACTTTTCCACTTGTACGGAGATTTTACAATGCTCTCCACTACCTCAAGTCCGTAATTTCTAAAACCTTCCAGTCCCTTATATCTCATCGTGTAATCGCTTGTGTAGTACTCACATACACAATATACCTTGTCTCCAATTTTTGGACTCCACTCTGTCATGACTGTGTTTTTCTCCCTTCCCAGTAATCAATCAACTCCCGCTCCTTCTCTGTGTAGTCCCAGCACATTTCTGTGTCGTCCAACCAGATAGCAGAGCACTCTACTCCATTGCAATCTGTGAATCTGTACAGCCCTGCACCCAGAAACAGCTTGATTTCTGGCACTAACACATGCGCAGACTCTCTTGCGTACTTTGTATCGTGCATTAACTTCATTTCTTACCTCCTGTAATTCTTCCCAAAAATCACTTTAAAATCTTCATTGGGATATTTTCTTTCGAATGCCGTTTGTCCTTCTTCGTGCAGCTTTTCCGCTGCTTCTTTGCAAAAATGCACACCGCAGGGCGGCTCGTTGTGGTGGTTATGGCACAGCCAAACCTTTAAGCCATACTTCTCGGATAGCTTTCTATTTGCCGTCCCTCCGAAGATATGGTGCATTTCAAGCCCTGTGTCTGGCAGGGACATTTCTGCCCCTACCAGACTGCGGCAGACATAGCACTCTTTTTTTGTCTGCATTATACTTTTCATTTTTTCTTAGCCTCTAAATCAAAATTCGGTTCTGGCTTTGGCATCCACGTCATAACTTTGCTCATGACTTTCATCTTTCTGCCTTTTGTTCCAAACGCATACCATTCAACGCAAGACCGTTTGCCATCCTTATATTCTGTTTTCTCGCAGACTGCTAGGAATATTTCCCCTCGCTTTGTCTGCACTAGAACCGGTTCTGAGCGATACTTCTTGAAAAATGAAGCGTCATGAGTTACTTCCATTTCTGGCAATCTCTCTTCACAATACGCCCAATTTTGTTCCGCTACTGTAGGTGCTTCATCAATTTTTTTCTTAAGCTTATTATTAACCAAGTGAAGGATTCTTGCCACATACATTGCTGTTACTGGATCATCGTTATCTAGCTCATTATCTACTCCGTCTATACCTTCTCTGCACACATTATCAATCACTTCTTTAATTGCATCCGCATCAATCAATCTCATCTTCTTTCTCCTCTCTCGGAAAAGCATATTCTTTGCTATCCGTAAAAATAATATTTTCTGGCTGTTGCTTATCCATCCTCGCGCCCTCCTTTTATACTTTTCACATAGCCCCAATAGCCATGTGAAAGAAAATAAGCCCTTCTGGCTGTAGCATCTGCACTACCATCATCAATGTGACTTTGGTAGTGCTGCTCCGCTAATTTTCTAGCTCCTTCTTCACCGAATCTCTTTGTGTTCCAACCCTCTCCACAAATGCCGCAGCAAACAAATTTGTCAACTCTAACTTGATGAGCTTCGCGAAAATGCATTTCTATTTTTGCTCGATTAGTAGAATTTTCTTCACAAATCGGGCAGCGGTAGTAAGTCACTCTTTTGATTTTCTCAAATTCCATTTCAATTCCATCCCAATTTTCCCCATAGTTTTCTATTCACACTTTCATTCAGCTCCTCTGCACTGCCAATTCTTTCTGCTGCACTGCCAATTTTTTCTGCAATGCGTTTTGCAGCCACTTCTGCATACCCTTCTGTTCTCTGATCCGTTCCGATATACCTCATACCGTTCTGAATTGCCTCAATCTGCAATCTCTCCTCGGTATACGTTGGTATCTGGTAATAACCCACTCTCAATTGCTCTGGCAGCTGCAAATTCTCTCGCGCCTGCTTTACATATCTGCTATGTACCTCTCGAAAGGCGATTCTATCACCCTCTAAGTTCTGGCTATGACAGAGGTTTTTCCATCCGAGGCACTTTACAACCTCTTTTGTAATCGGACTCAAACTCTCAAGAGCCTCATCCTCTCGCATATATCCATACTTGTGCATCGCTGTCAGCCACTCAGCCCAACCCTGCTCCCAGTCTGGGAGTTGCGCTGCATTATCCTCTGCACACCGCTTGCGGATGTCTGCGATTGTTGGTGGAAAGTGTTCCTCCATGATGTATCGTGCAGCTGCGTTCTGCACCTTCTGCATCGGGATATCTTGCAGCATCTTATACCACAGCTCAACCGCTGCATCAGAATCCAAAAAACCCTTTGTCGGATACGCTGTTTTCAGAATTGTTGTTATCGCCAACCACGCTTCCTTCTCCGGTGTTAAGCCCGTTTTTGATTGCCCAAGACTTGATTCCGTCATATCTGTCATCACCTTTCTTTTGTGGGGTATCTTTGCATACCCATGTACCGTAATTTCCCTCAAGGACTTTCACAAAATTGTTTGGCAAAACGAACCAATCAAAAGTAATCATCCAACCTGTTTTATTATCTCCACAAAGGAAACTACTTGAGCGAACATTGTCAATCGCTGCCAACACTGCTTCTTTTCCATACTGCTTTAATCTAGCTCTAAGATTTCCATAGCGTTTGCTTGATGGCACAATCTTATATACTGTTTTAATTCCTAGCGTTTCTAACTCATTCCATGCTTTGACGACTTCCTGCATGACTTCTGTACCGACTTCTGTCGGTGAAATCGGTTCGTCAGAAACGATTGCCTTTTCTTCTACTTCTTCTCTTTTATTTATGTCTTTATTTTTCTCTTTTTTTCTCTCTTTCTCTGGGGTCACATTTTCGTAACTGTCCGTCACACCATCGTAACATTGTGACGCTTGCACATAACATTGTGACGGAATATCGTTACATTGTAACGCTTTACGCTCTCTCATTCTCCGCATTCTCTCCGCACTATCGCTTTCTGTCCCTGTCATGGCTGCACACTCTGGCAAGATATACTCGTTTTCTGCATCGCCATCAATCAAGAGATTTTGAGCTTTTAAGAATGCGATTGTAACCTTTACATTCTCTGCATCCTCATCAAGATCAAGCGCAAGCTCATCCGCAAATGTCTCCTCGACTCCATCATAGTAGATTTTTCCATCCTGCTTTAAGGCAACTAAAAGCATCTTCAGGTAAATTACCGTGTAGGTATCGCCACCTGCGATTCTCCGAAGCTTTTTTACTGGCTTACTCTTAAAAAAATCATCCGAGAGCTTTAACCAATAGTATCTTTTCGCCATGTTCAATCCTCCTCTGCCTGCATCACCTGCAAGCGACAGCAAGGGCATGTGATAATGTTGTATTGAACACCCTTTGTAAAATTCGTTTTGTACTCACCCGGTTCCGCGTCAAAAATGCTTCCGCAATACGGGCATGTAAAACGCTGCATCTTTAACTTTTTAGTGCCATACTTAATAATTCTCATTCTTTACTCCTTTCTTGCCCCTCTGCTATGCCTTTTAGCAGTTTGATATGCTCTAGCTTATAAGTTATCAGTTAAAACCTCAAATCGCTTTAAAAGGCATCTACGGGGGTTTTAAACGCTATCAATAATCTTTCATGTTGTTGCTACCCTTCCAGATAGCAAGCATTCTTTCAACTTCTTCTGGCGTGGCAGTATCAATTCCGAGCGATCCTGCGTCCGATACCGTCCCATGTATCAAATCACTCATTTCTTTCGTGTTGTAGGTGGATGAACCAAAGTAGCATCGTACTATATAGCTATCATCATCCGCGCTCAAAATCTCAGTGTATCGGAACTTTTCTTTCAAGATATCCAGTGCCTGGGCGGTTGCTCTCAGGTCTGCAAAAACTCCATACTTTGAGAGCTGCAAGAGGTAGATCGTCCACTTATCAGAGCCAAGACGTTTTGCTATCTTATCGCACAGCACCCAAAAGTATGCGTTGGCATCCAAGCTTCGCTTGCTACGGTGCTTTTCCACAGTAATATCTAGCTTTTCCACGTCTTTTATTTCCTCTACCTCTCGCAGAGCTTTTTCTTTATCAGTCACAGAAAAAGTGATTTTCAGCTTGCCATCTAGTGACAAGCTCACGCTGTCAAACTTTCCAGAAACTACCATTGATCAACCTCAATCTGTGTTGGCGCAAAAATTAATTTTGTTCCTTTTTTGCTCATCTGTGTAACGATTTTGTAAAACGCTTTTGCACAATCGTTTTCACTATCATATTCTGCCACAGTCGCTTCGTTATGTTCGGTTCCGATGTATAAGCGGTTCTTGACATAATAGATGCACGAAAAATTATCAACGTTGTAAGCTTTGCGTCTTAATAAATCCACTAAAAACATTATTTAAATCTCCTTTAATTGAATGGTAAACCCTCATCTTCTACACCATCAGGAATATTCATCCACCCGTCCTTATGCTGACTTGGTGGTGTATTCTTCTGTGCCTCTGCCATAACTGGGTGTGGCACTGGTGAATCGCCCTCACTTCTCTTCTCACAGAAATAATTTTCCTCTGCTACAACCTCAGTTGTATAGACCTTCTGACCCTCACGGTTGGTATAACTTCCCGTCTGAATGCGACCCACAACAACAATCTTCATTCCTTGGTGCAGATACTTCTCTGCAAACTCGCCACTCTTCCCAAATGCTGTGCAGCTGATAAAGTCTGCTGACTGCTCGCCCTGCTTGCTACCTCTGCGGTCTACTGCCAGTGTATATCTGGCGATTGCAAGGGGCTGTGCGCCCTGCGTGTATCTCACTTCTGGATCACGTGTCAATCTTCCCATCAAAATTACTTTATTCATCTTCACCCTCCTCAAATTCTTCATCTGTGCCAATAAGTGCCGCGCTATCTGCGCTATTCTCGGTTTCAGCTTCCTCAGTGATACTTTCCTCGCCCTTAGGACGTTTTCCCATTCTGTATTCGTGCAGAGGGCATCCTGTACAAGTACAAAGGCGAATCTCGATAAACTGCCCTGCTGTGCAATCCATGCACTTGGCACGAATTGCTTTCAATGGTGTCAACTTTGCCATTACTATTCCTCCTTTGATTTGGTTGCTGCTAATCTCTTCTTACAGCTGTTATACTGTCCAAGCGTAAACTCGCTTAAATCGTTTACATGGTATGCGTTGCAGATAACTTGCTTTGTAACTCCAGTTCTCGCCAACTCAGCTTCCAAAATCTTAATTTCCGCATCAGTTACAAGCATTGGTTTCTGCTCATATACCTGCGTAGGCTCTTGTGTTGCGCTCTGAGCGGTTCTTTTGCCATAACTGAAAACTTCTATGCCTTTGCTATTGATAACGCTTAAAGCCGTGATTCTGCCGTCAGAAACCGTCATACTTCGAACTGCGAATCTTTCATAGCATTTATAGGTGTCTTTTCCTGCATCTTTGATTTCGACCTTATCAGCTGATATCCAGATAAACGGGGCTGTGTAAAGCTCTCTTCCAATGCCTAAGCAGAAACACGCACGTTTGAATGCGTCAGAAGCTTGCCCCTTTTCCTTCTCGGCGTAGCTCTCTACACCAACGTCCTGCTTCCAAATCCATTCCTTGATTCCTGCACCGCGATCAACAAGAATGCCTACACTGCAAAAGAGGTTGCCACCAATCATTTCATACTTTTTTTGCCAGTTTTCAACTCCTACGCTCTCGTCAAGCACGTTCTGATCTACTCGTGCATCTTTATACAGAAGCAGCTGCACACCATTCTTTTTTACCGTAGAGATTCTCACCTCAACATCATCTGCGGTAAGTGGTCTAAATTTCAACATGTCCATTTTCCTTTCTTTCTTCTGCCAATCACTCTCTGTATCGTGAGAATGGTGGTTAATGTTTCGTATGGCGATTTCTTCGGGACTACGAACATTCTCTTCGGATGCCCTCCCCAAAGAACCATCCACACTTTCCAATCTTTCCCATACTTCTTTTTCTTCTGACGTTTATTCATCGTCTTCACCTGCCTTGGCAGCCTCAGTTGAAAATGCAGCCTTCATAGCTTTTTCAAGCTCCGAAGCTTCGTTTGCCAACTGCGCAGCACGTTCATAGTGCTTGCAGCTGAGCTGCCAAGTAGTGTGCGCTGCAAGGCAGCTGATGATTTCCTTGATTATTTCCGTGTTGATGATTGTTACCGTCACCTTACGGCTCCCCTGCTCAAAACAAATTGCCTCTATCTCTATCATTGAATACCTCCTACTTAATCTGGATATTGTTTGCGGTCACAAGACTTGCTCCGTCAATCTTTTCTCCTGCTTTCAAGGCTTTCTTGATGGCGGTTTTGTTCGGTTCTGGAGCCTTAAAAGTAAGGTACTCATCTGGTAAAAATGCGTTCTCTTCAACCTGCACGCTTTCAGACTTTCTCCAGCCAATGGCAACCTTGCTTGTCTTGATCTTCTCGCCTCCTGCGGAATCCATAGACGCTGCAATGTACTTTTTGATACCCTCTGCCTTTTTTTCTGCTGCCGCCTGACGTGCTGCAAGGCGCATCTTCTCGGCTTTCAATGCTTCTGCCTCTGCCGAAAGGTTCTTGTAAAACAGTGCCAGATTCTCAAGTTTCTCCTCTCGCTGCATTCCAAGCTGTTCAAGCTCCTGCAATGCATCCTCGTTGATGATCTCTCCTGTGTCTGGGTCTACTGCTGTGCCCCATACCTGCTCAATCTGCGAATTGATTTCGTACAGTGAAAATGCCATTATTTTTTCCTCCTAATTGTGATATGCAACTGTTCTTCTAACCAATCAAGCCCCTCGTTTGTGAAGAAGTATGTGGTGCTTTCCTTTGCTGCTCCGCATCTTCTACTGCTCATGTAGCCTGCGTCAACAAGCTTTTCAAGCTCTTCATCCTTGCCGTTAAAGTAGTTTCTAGTAGGCTTGAAATACGTCTTACCATTGCGCTCATAACGCGTTCTCCATGTGGCATAATCAAGCCCGATTGTGTGCTTCACCTTCTGCCGCAATGTGCAGCAGGAATAGGTAAGACCGTCCTTCTCAATCGTGAGATAGTCGCTTTCTGGTAGCGTGATTTTATCCATTTACTCTTCTACCTCGCTTCCCTCTTCTGCCGCTGCCTCTACGATAAGATCACTCAGGTTGTTTGCACTGTGAAGAAGCTCCTCTGCTTCCTTGTAGTGCTGAATGTCCATTGCGTCTGCCGCTGCCTCAGTTAAGTACTGGTGAAGTTTTTCAATCAATTCTGTATTTGTGATAGCCAAGCTGTAATACGGCTTTCCGTCATTTCCCGTCAAAACATATCCTGTAACGCTACTCATTTTTTATCCTCCTTATTTTGAACCAAAGTATAATGCTACTGCCATGCCGCCAAAGATAACACATCCAAGAATCAGGTCTGAGATACCCTTAGCAATTGCATCAAGAATTTTTTCGTGCTTCGCTTCCTTCTCAAGTCGCGCCTTAAATCCTCTTGAAATCTGGCACTGTAATGCTCTCTCTGCATTACTTACAAGCTTTTCTGCTTCTAGTGTGGGCTGCCAAATCACCTTCATTTTGCTTCCCTCTTTGCCTGACGCATTACCTCAAGTCTTGCCGCATCTGCCATGCCTGAGGTATAGCCAAGTAAGAATGTTCTGTAGCTACTAGGCAGGGTTGCCGCCTCGGTGATGATAAGTGGCAATGCCTCGCGCTGCTTGTCACTGAAATACTCTTTAATCTCGTTTAACATCATTTTTTCCTCCTTAAAACAATCTCTGCTGTGCGTTGGCTGCCGTGATCTGCTCCTCAAGTACTGTCGGAAGCTGATAGCAGTCAATGAAATCATGTACATCTGCAATATACTTACGCTTGATACTCTTATAGGTACTCACACAGCCATACTCTCTTTTCAACTGGCTGTAAATATCCTTATACACTTGGCTTCTGATGCTACCGTCTGCGTACGCCTCGCTGTCCTTACCGCCCAGGCACTGTACACCCTTGCGCTTTACGTGCTGCTGTACCTCGTCAATCTCGCATCCATACAGCGGCATATCTGTTTTCAGCTCTGTTACCTCTGCCCCAAGGGTGGCAACCTGCTGTGTAAGCTCTACACACCCCTTCGCAATTAGCTGTATCTGTTCTGCTGCTGTAAGCGGTGGAGTCTGCTGATAGCTGCCAGTCTTACGGATTGAAGGAAGTACCTCACCTGCAACCCAGTCTGTAAAGCGTTCTGCACTTTCCTTGCGACTCTGGAAGATGGTCTTGTAGAGGTTGGCTTCATTGACAAAAAGCATTGGCATTTTCTGAATAGATGGTGTTCCGTCTGATTTAAGTCCTGTACGTACCCCTACCTCATTAGTAATGATACCGGCTTCATTGAGTCTGGTTTTGATTTGGCTCGGATTGTTGATTAACAGTGCCTTGCATACGTCACTCAGGCAAAACCACGGCTCACCGTTGATAACCTCTGTTCTGATATCTCCAAATTCTGGATTGCTAAAAATCTTCATTGCGTTTGATTCCATTGTTTCTTCCTCCTTGATTTCTTCATGCTCTTCTAGTTCCTGCTTTACTTCTTCCATCAAAATAGGTTCTTTGGCGGTATATCTATTAGCTTTGGCAAGCGGAATCTCTTCTACTGGCTTTTCTTCTGCCTGTGGCTTTTCAGGCTCTTTTTCCTGCTTTGTAGCGTTATGCAGCCAGTTTGAGAAATCTGATATAGTATCTGGAGATAGCTTGCTACGCTGACACAGATTGCGTACTCCTGCAATGCTTATAACATTGATGCAACGTGTGCCTCTCATTGACTCGCTGACAATCTGCTTCAAGTTTTCTTCTCCTGCATAGCGGTTAGTATATACGCTTCCATACCGCTTAAAGCCTAAAGCCTTGCAGATATCTGTTGAATAGAAATACATATTCTTGTCAATCAATGTTGCTCTGATTTTCCCAAAAATCGCGTGATGGAAAACCTTAAAATCTCCTGCATCGTTTTCATAGTCCTGCTGTTCACCCTTAAAAAGGGGAAGATAAATTGTTCCACTGGGCGAATCCTCTAAATACGCGACATCGTAGTGGATTCTATTTGCTACCCCCATAAGTAAGTTGCTAGTCTTTGCCTGTGCTTTCTCGCACAAATTCATTACTCCGTCAAGGTCAACTAGATTTGCTTTCTTCAAGCCATTCTTAATCTGCTTGATATGCTCTTTTCCTGCATATCTCTGCGCATATGTACCTGTCCATGTGCCTTTTCCGAGGATTCTGCAAATGTCAGCAGCGTAAAAATACGGTATAAAATTGATTTTTTCAGTTCTAATTCTTCCGACCTCTTCGGTTATGTACTCTAACATGTATACTCCTTTCTTGTGCTATTCCAATAGTTACAAGGTCTGCGCAAACCTGATCACTCCGTGCAGGAGTCGAACCTGCATTACCCAAAGGGTAATCCGTGCAGAGCTATAATTTAACTAAATTTCACAGCCATTAAACATTTCAAGAGCTGCTTCGAATTGGTCTTTTTGCAATTCTCCATTATCATAAATTTTAAAATTTCCGATAGTGATAGACTCTATGCCACTAATATAAGGTTGTCCGTTACAATCAATGCTAGTGCTAGTAAAAACACGTGCATCAATCAACGTGTATATGTTGATTAAGTTGGTGTAGGCAAGAAGATTGCCTAATTTCAACGCTTCTTTAATCGTTGGTGGAAAATTATTTTTTTCTGCTTCAATCAGCACTACTTCTGCAATTTCGTGTAAAATGTTAGTTACTTTCATTTCTTTTTACCTCCAACCTTATATTTCATCAGTAGATACTTATAGCCATCAATGATTCTCTGGATATCTTCGCTATTTCTGTCCTGCCCTCTAGCCGCCTCTTCTTTCATCCACTTTGACTCTACACCAGAATATGTAACTTCTTGCACCAGATCGCAATCGTCTGATGATGCGGAATACTGCACAAATGTCTTGCACCCGAAGAAACCTTCAAGGCACAACGTTAATCTGGTAATTTTGTCAATGATCTCAGCGAAATCATACGGAACATGCTTTCTTGGCTTATACAGTCTGATAAACTTACCGTCTGTAAGCTCTACAATGTAGCCACATCTTTCTTTGCAATACTTCTGCATTTTTGCATCGTGAGGATATACCTCGGTCTTGATGATCTGCATGTACTTCTTTCTCAGCTCCTTCTGCGTCATTCCTCTGCCCCTCCTAAAGCTCTCTTATACTGCTTGATCATTGCTTGATATCCTGCGATAATACGCTTTATGTCTCTCTTCCAGAGCTTGGACACCCTCTGCGGTTGCTTGAGCATCCATTTTGGCTCACTTCCTGCTCTGTAGTACACCACTGTAACCAATTTACAGTTATCTGGTGTATCTTTGTAAGCTACAAATGCCTTATACTTATATACCCCTTTAAGGCACTTCCTCAAGGTTTCTATGTACTCCTCGAAGTAGTACACATCGCCTAAACACGTTGGTTTTTCAACGCTTGTAATCCTCTCGTCCGAAAGCTCAATAAGATAGTCGTCCAAATTGATAACATAATCTTGCATAGCCTCGCTGTTTGGGTATACTTCGTTTCTGATGATCCACTCAAATTTTGATCTTAACTCTTTGTCTGTCATTGTCTTTCCTTTCTGTGTTGATTATCTGGTAACTGTGATACAAAAGTTCGGTTAACCTTTGCATTCAGTGCATTTTCCGCTTCTTTGATTTCGTCCTGCAATTTGGCAGTTGCTAGTTTTTCTGCACTATCCTTGTCATAGGTTTCAATAATGCAGCCTGCTACCAATTGCCAATCTACGTAAAAACATACCTCGTACTTATGCACCCACATCCTCCTTCTTCTTTCTGCTCACCTCGATGTTCTCAAGTTGCATCCCATGCTCTCTGCACCATATCTTGTACAGCTCGGTGAGGATGTCATGTGCCGCCTCTTTACGGCTATCCTCTGGCAAATCTCCCAAGCTGTTGACTTCCTGCCCTTTGATATAAAACATTTCCTCACCTCCCTGCATTGAACTATCAAACTGCCATAGAAAGTCTATGCGCGCCCACGCTTCTCAACAGCTTGACAGCTTTTTCAAAATCTGGAGCATATCCACAATCTCTGAGAAGGACTGCACAATCTGTAAACTGATTATTGATCATCATGCATGTTTCATGATATGCACTCTTCTTTACCTCGCTCTCTGGGTCATTCATGTATTCTCCAAGCAGGTGTACACCCTCTGCTACAAGCTCATCAAGCTTGGTTAGCTCGGTTCTCAGTCTGTTTTCTGTCTTTTCACTCATTTTTATATCCTCCTCCCCGTCATGCCGTTAGGTCAGCAAAGGCTTTACAGTCCTAAGATTTTCTTAACACGTTCTTTTCCACTTGTAAGCATCCATTTCGCGTCAAGCACATCTACATTGATAAGCTCTGCTATCATGCGTGCTATCTTGTTGTATTGCTTATACGCAGCTTTGAAAGCTTCATCTGCTGCTTTCTCAAGCTCCTTATTCTTGTAGTTTGCTTCGTAAGCTTCATCTGCTTCCTTTTCTCTCTCCTGCAAGACTTCCCACTGCTTAAACTCCTTGCGGAGCTTTCGCACCTTATTGTCTGTGCTATCTGTACTTTCAAAAAGCTTGGTTGCTTTGGAAAGCTCCTTTTCTCTTTTACTGGCAATAACCTTTTCTGTGATTGCTTTAATAAAATCTGCCTCGGTGCTGTACTTTGCGTAGTCGATGATAATGCAATCTGTACCGCTATATACAACTGCGTTTGCTGACGTCTTACTAAGTACTCCGTTGCTAAAATCTACATCTACCATGGTTCCTTGATCTGCCATAGCGTGTATGTTATATGCACCCTGATAAGACTCCTTGTAAGATGTTGCGAATCCTGCTGCATCGAAGCTCTTTGCAAGATCTTTAAGGAAAAGCTGTGTGTTATCAATGGTCACTACCTGCTGTTCTTCTTCCTTTGGCTGCTTCTCAACTTCCTCAACCTCTACACCCTGCTCCATCCAAATATTGTAAAGATGTTCTGTGGTGTACTCAGTGAACCAGTTGATCACCATTGTGTACTCCTTGCCTTCCTCTTCCCAGTTGATGCGGATACCGTTTTCACCCTCTGCCTTGCAGCTAAGGAACTTACCGCTCACACCATAATCAATTCTTGCGTTCTCGTACCATCCTGTGATCTTATTGTTAAGGTACTGTGCAACTGCTTTAACCTTGCTGTTCTCTGCGGTTGGCTGCTTTTCGCTGTAGTCCTGCTCTGGCTTGAAGTCGATATATGTTACTTCTCTATCGGCTTCCTCTGGTGTTGGCTGCGGCTCTTCTGCTTCCTGCTTATCCGCATTCACTTCTTCCTCAGCCTTCTTATCTATCTCTGCTTTTTTAATTTCTGCTTCATCTAATAGGCTTTCTATTCTACGAACGGCTGTTGCCATAGCATCTTTCTGTGTACCGTCAATTTTGATTTCGACTGTGTGCGTGCTAGCAACATATACGGTAATGACATCATCATCATCATAGATACATGCCCATGCAGAATATCCGTTGATAGTAAAATAAGCTGTGTTAGAATTAAATTCATCATCAAATTCTGTTTTGACGAACTCACTATCTGTGAAGTTCTTGCAGATCATTTTTCCTAATCTTGTAATAAAGCTCTTGTAATTTGCGATTGCCATTTTGTTTCCTTCCTTTCTGTGAAGCTTTATCTTAACTTCTAAGACTAGTATATCTTAATTTTTAAGACTTGTCAATAGGTTTTAGATAAAAAAGTGTGAAAAATTAAGATTTTTACTCTTTACACTTTTAAGAGTATGCTTTATAATGAAGTAGAAAGGAGGGCTTTTGCATGGAAGAGAGACTAAAGCAAATAAGGAAAGCCGCAAAGCTTACGCAAGATGAATTTGCAAAGCGAATAAACCTGACTAAGAACTATATATATCTAATGGAGGCAGGTAGAAACCCAATTGCAGACCGTGTTATAAAAGACATTTGCAGGGAGTTTCGAATAAATGAGAATTGGTTTCGCACTGGTGAAGGGGAAATGTATGCACCCACATCAAAACAAGAAGAAATAGCTGCTATCACAGCACAACTTTTTCGCAAAGAAGAAACCGATCCAGAGACATACAACTTTTTAGTTGCATTAAACAAAACTCTTTTGCAGCTGGACGAAACCCAAATGCAAGCCGTGTTGGACATGATCCGCAAGCTTAATGCTGCGATCAGTAAGGGGGAAAGGTAAAAAAACGCTGCATTTCCGCAGCATATTACCGCACTCAGTAAAAAGGTAAAAAAAAAGAAAGCAGGGACTCAAAAAAAGTCCTTGCTTTTTTTATTCATCGCACTTATAGTTAGGGCTGTAAAGGATTCGCACATCTTTTACAACCTTTTCTCTATGTGGGATATTCACAAATGAGTACCTTTATCCTTTCTGTCACCCCTCGTGTTTACCTTTCGGCACGAGGGGCATTGTATACAAGAGCGTTCAAAAAATCCCCCCGTATTTAGGAAGCCAAAGTTAATCTGGTTTCCTTTTTTTATTAGTCTTTTCCTTAATTTATATAAGCTATCTATTTACTTTCAAAAGGGAACGTGATATAATAAGAAGAGAAGGGAGGTGAAAAAATGGAAATCGGTGATAGAATTTTACAGATATTGAAGATGAAGGGAATGAAACAGGCAGGATTGGCACGAACTTTGCAAATTTCGGAGTCGGCAGTATCCAACATGTGCAGTGGAAAAAGCAAGCCAAGCACGCAGAGTATCACGCTGATCTGCGAGAGATTCGGCATTCGTGAGGAGTGGTTGAGAACTGGAAAAGGTGAAATGCAGGTTACATCCTGCGCGGAAGTCTCCAACATCGCAAGCCAACTGAGGCAACTTGATCCTACATCAAGCCGCTATCAAGTTGCAATTGAGGCTGTACAGTACGTTTTGCAGCTCTCAGAGGATCAAGCGCAGAGTTTTGGAGGCATACTGTGCAGTCTCAAAGAACTAAAACGAGTTACATCCTAAGTAAAATTTCATAAATCAACAGCAACACATCTTCATTTTGTGTTTGCAACATATCGGTTATCTTTTTAATCAGCATCTTTTTCATTTACGGCTCCTTTCTGAACGCGTTTAAGCGTACGGTAAATGGCTAACAGGGTAACAAGATCAAAGGTTTGCAGTAGACTGGATATCTTTTTTATAAGCTCATTTCTATCCATATGATGCACCTCCTTAAAAAAAAGATGTTTCCATGCTAACACAAATAAGAAAGCGATATAATACTTTTTTTAACACTTTTTACATGACTAATCATGTAAACGTGACACAGTAAGAAAGGATACAGAAAAGGAAATGGAAGGAAAGAAAAGGGCGGCTATATATGTCCGTGTATCAACCGCAGAACAAAGAGATCACGGCTTATCAGTAGATAGCCAGATTGATGCGCTGCAAAAGTATTGCCGCGAGAACAGTTTGGAAGTTGCAGGCATCTACAACGATGCAGGCATTAGTGCGAGAAAGAAGTACAAAGCACGTCCTGCGCTGCTACAACTTATACAGGATTGCAAAGATCACAAAATTGATATCATACTTTTTACAAAGCTCGATAGATGGTTTCGCTCCGTTGCGGACTACTATGAGGTACAGAGTCAGCTTGATGCCGCAAAAGTGCCTTGGAGAGCTATCTGGGAGGACTACGAGACGGAAACGTCCGCAGGTGTGTTTAAAGTTAACATCATGTTGAGTATCGCCCAAGCTGAGTCTGACAGAACCTCGGAACGTATCAGAGCGGTTAACGAGTATCGCAAATCGCAGGGATATATCATAGTAGGTAAGATGCCACTCGGATATATCCGCACATCAGCGTCTACGATTGACTTTGATCCTCAGACAAAAGAAGCTATGCAAACTTTTTTTGATACCTACCTTAATACATACAGCCCAGTGCAAGCCATGGATGCAGCTGCCGAAAAGGGCTTGAAAATGTCTCGGAAAACCGCTCATTTTTTGCTTGATAAAGAGCCGTACTACGGCACTTACTATGGTGTATCAGTGCCAGGATATATCACACCTGCACAACATGAGCTTATACAGCAAGCAAGGCTGCATTATCCCAGGCAGCCAAAAGCGGACAGAGTATATATTTTTACAGGGTTGATCTTCTGTGCAAACTGTGGTGCAAGGATGGGTTCCAAGTGTACTTGCTATACAAGCTACGGCAAACCAAGTGAAAAGCTATACTATCAATGCCGCATGAGAACTGTGCGGAGAGGAGAATGCAAAAACGCTGCATTCATCATGGAACACAATTTGGAAAGCTACATGATAGATCATCTGGAAGAATTGATTGTAGACTATAACGCAAGCGTTCAGAAGCTTGCAGCGAAAGCAAAAAGCACCGAGGGAAAAATTGAGAAGATCAAGGGGAGATTGGAACGGCTGAAAGATATATACCTTGATGGTGATATGAGCCGTGCTGAGTATCTCGAAAAGACAAAAGAGCTGAAAGCACAGCTTGCGGAGCTTGAGAGTTTGGCAGCACCTGCGCTACCAGTCAGCCAGATGCCAGATAACTGGAAGGAAATTTACGAGCAGCTATCAAGGCAGGGAAAGCGAGATTTCTGGCACAGAGTTGTGAGGAGAATCGAGATCAAGCGTCACTCAGTCGACAAGGTGTACTTTGTTTAGATTTTTGTGCAATTTTTTTGTACTTACTTTTTGCTATTATGTCACCTTGTCAGATGTCACAGTAACATAATAGCAAAAAATATCAATAAAAAGCACTGATTTAGTGCAAATATATGCTTTACAAAGTACTGAATCGGTGCTATACTATAGTCATAACAAAGAAAGGAACTGCCAAAGGTAGTAAGGTAAAGAGAAATGAAGAAAGAAAATAACAGATTCACGCTCAGCAAGACAGATAAAAGTAGAATTGCAGCACATGCAAGAGCAATGGCAAAGAAAGCAACATATAACGGCTATGTGGAGGCATGGTTTAATTCTGTAAGTGGTGAAATAACATATTGTGAGCTGACAGATTGCAACTCCTATATCGAAGCTGGAAAAGATATGGAACTCATCTATAGTGCCGAGTGTAGAGAGGAACAATGATGGGTGATCAAATCAGCAAGACAGACAAAGCTATAATTGATTTGTGGAAGCAGTATGGAGCAGTTAAGCCTATTTCAATTCAAACTGGTTGTTCTCATCACAAAATAACCAAGTGTCTAGCCACTCATGGATATGTATTAAATGCAGCACATGCAAGGATTCTTGAATTGTATAGCCAAGGGGTGGGGGTTGAAGATATTTCCAAGGCAGTAAAGTTAAGCTTATCAAGTGTCCGTGCATATCTACCAAGAGAAAGACCTGAGTATGGTCAACATTATTCCAAGAACGCAAAGATAATTTACAATTGGCGTCAGAAAAAGGAAAGGAACTAAAACAAGATGGAAGTTAAGGAGCTTCGAGAGCTGACTGGATTAAACCAACAAAAGTTTGGGGATTTATACTCAATCCCCAAGCGCACACTCCAGAACTGGGAACTGGGAGTAAATAAGTGCCCAATTTATTTTAGATTGGCACTGGAACGAATGGTAAAAGAAGATTTTCAAGCACTTGAAACAGAAAAAGAAAAGTTGCTGAAACGTCTATCGGAAATTGAAAAATTGCTAAGTGAAAGCTAACTGTAAAAGAAAGGAGCAAAGAAATGAAAGTAAATCAATTGTATGAAACCCCACTCCTGCCGCGTCACTACATCATAGAATTGGAAGACGGCTCATTTAAAATGTTTAGCATGTATGGGGGAACTCGGAAGATCACTGAAAAAGATTTGATACCAGTGCGCTACTATAAGCCACAAAAAGAACATGCAAAAGTCAGCGAATATTTATATGAGCTGTATGGGCTTGAGAAAATCAAAAAGGAGGAATCACAAAATGAAATTTGACGCACAGAACGCATCTATCGCAGCACTAATTAAGCGATATGATATTGGGTTGAAAACTGAATACAAGAATGGAAAGGATGTACTAACAGGTGCAATCTATGCTCTGGAAACCAGAAAGCTTAAGGGCGACAATGCTATTGAAATTATCAGAGCGCGTAAACCAGAAATATACGATTATCTGGTTGACCGCCGCAACGCAGAAATCAAAGCCGCAGAGGAGCGACAGGCAAAAATTGATGCAATCGAAGGACTCAAGGAATTGAAAGCTGCCAGAGCTGATCTCGCAAGCTGGCACAAAGAATTTGAAAAGTCATTTGATGATGTAGGCGGATTAGGGGTTAGATCAAAACCGAACTATGATTTAAAGGCTATGTCGGAAAAATACCCACGTGCCGCCGCTTACATCAAGGCTGACGCTTGGGCATACGCTGCAAATTTTGAAAAGGCATCCGCAGGAAGGAAAGCAAAGGAAAGAATCATCAACGGTGAAGAACCTGCCCTTGTACTCCGTGAAATGGAGGAAGAATGGGATGAGGCTTGCAGATCGCACATTTGGGATTAAGGTAAAAAACAAAGAAAAGGCGGTGGAATTTCCACCGCTTTCTCTTTAGACTTATTGTCTTCAGTTTTTTTTCAATCCACATGCCTTTGCAAGCATGAATGAGATTTCTATCTCAACTCCATATTATCTCTAAATAAGCTAAAAGTCAATAAGAAAAATTAAAAAAGAGGGGGCACGTATCTCCCCCCTTCTTTTTATGCCAGTATTTTGTTGATCACAGCCTTGTACTCCTTAGGATATAGCAGCTTTATTGCTTCCATATGCTCATCCAGTACATCTAAGGCTTTTTCTATCGGTACTTTTCCAACCGCCTCTAAAAAATCAGATTTAGGGGCAGTTGGTGCTGCTGCATACGCATATCTTGGCATTTGCTGCATCTCAACTGGCTCTGGTTCTGGTGTAGGGGAGTTGCGCTCTTGTACTATGTAGAGCATAGCAAGCTTTTCCACAGTTGAAAAGGTGACATTTCCATTTTCAAGCCGTGCAATCTCACTTTTTATCTCGTCCATATCAAGCATCGCTCTACCCCCTTTCCATCATCATTCCTGCAAAGCTTCCATAGCCTTTCTAAGTGCGCCTTTCTGGTTCTGGCTCAGATCACTGTTATCAATCATATCTCTGATCTGATCTGCAAGCATCGTGCGCCCCTCATCCATGCTGTAGCGTCCTCTGCCGTCTCTGCTGTAGTGTGCCCTCACATAATGCCGTCCATAGCTGCTGCCGCCATCTGGCTCTCCGTCTCTGCTGTATCTCCATTTTCTGCCGTCCTCGCTATAGCCAAGCTTTTCTTCGAGCTCGTCAATGCGTAGAAGCTTTTCCTTCGATACGATGAGCTTATACACTGTATCAAGATCACCTGCGGACATCTCACCCTTTTTGGCGATTTCCTCAAGCTCTGTGCAAATCATGCGCTTTAAATCTTCCATTGTTCCCATTATGCCACCTCCTTCTTTACAATTATCTCTGCTGTATTAACCGTAACAGTCGCACCCTCTACTACTCTTGCTGAGACTGTGCCACAGCAGCAGTCTACGCAAAATTCCGTCTCTGCATCGACTGACCAAACGTCAGTAGCAGCCACAGGAACAACGGACATTAAAGTTTCTGGCAGTCTCTCGCCATCCAGAAACAGCGCAAGCTGAATTGCTCCTGCAACTCCTGTTACATTGGCATGGAAGTACACGAGGTACTTTGCAGGGTTGCAGCAAGTGCCACCTTTGACAGTCACCTGCCCTGAACCTGCTCTATGCTTAATGTTACAGCAACCCTTGATAATTGTGTTGGTATATGGCACTGCACCGCCAAGAGGGACGGCTGTAGGTGTGGTTAACGTATATTCTGCCATACTCGCCACCCCCTATCAGGAACAGCTATTGCACGGATTGCAGCAGCCACCCATGTAGCCGTAGAGCTGTCCAGCAGGGAAGCTCGGAACTGGCGCAGGTTTAAGTGTCTGAACTAAGTAATTGTTCTGTGCCTGCTGAGATGCTGCAAGCTGCAAGCCAAAAATCTGCTGACTCTGCTCTGCAATCTTCGCATCTTTTGCCGCAATCTGCTGCGCATTCAGTGCATCAAGGATCGCTCTTGCGTTGCTGTTCTGGTTGTCAATGATATCGCGTGTGTTGTTAGCATTGTTGTAGTTTGTCTGGCAGAAACCATTCTCTACGCTGTGCTGTACCGCATTGGTATTCATTGCCATGTTGTAATTCACGCCAGAGATAGCCTCTCGGTTATCACAGCAGCACTGTGCAAGCTGAGACTGCAAAGCGTTTGCATTCTGCATAGCTGTGATATTACTAGCGTTCATCTGCTGCATAAGATTCATCTGCCCATTGGCTCTGGATAACTCAGCCTGTGCAAAGCCATTACAAAGGTTCTGGTTTACATTTGAGAATCCAGTCAACGCGGTAGTGTTCTGAGCATAGAATCCATCACATAAGCCGCTGTTGATCACATCGGATTTGCGCTCTAGCGATGCTGTAGAGCTATCAATCTGTCGCTGCAAGGTTGCAAAATCGCTTGCAAGCACGTAGTTATCTGCCGCACCTGCTGCGCCTCCGTTGTTTCCCCATCCATTGCCGCCCCATCCGCAAAATACGAACAGGAAGAGGATGATAATCCACCATGCGCCACCATCGCCCCACATACCATTACCACCGCAGTTACCTGTTACTGCTGCGATATCGGCAGGAGTCATACTTTCGCTTGTTAAACTCATGTTTTTTTCTCCTTTCAATGAGATATATAATCAACGCTTTTTAGCGTGATTTACTTACCACCATTCAGCAGTCCTTGGAACTGCTGTGCCATTGCTTGCAACTGATTGAGTTGCTGCTGATTGATCTTGCCAGAGGTGAGGAGTTTCTGCACCTCTGCCTTTGGATCGCCTGTAAACTGCTGCTTAAATTTCTGAAACTGCTGAATCATTTGCATTGGATTCTGAAACATTTGCATTTGCTCTACCTCCATCGTTTAAACGTTTTTCTAGTGACGCTAGCCGTACCTTCAAGCTATCAATCTCTTTTGAGTAATCATTTACACTACTCTTGCTTTCTGCTCCTGTTTTAGGCAGCTCTGCGCCCAGTCGTTTGTACTCGTAGGTCTCCATGCACGGTCGCCCTGATGCATCAGCTCGTTTCTCATAAAAAACTTGTCCGTTGCTATCCCAAAGTCTTACAAAGCCATTTGCCGCCACTAGATAAGCTTCTGCTGCGTTCTTGCCCTGCACCCAGATACGTTCATCATTGCTTTGCTGCTGCCCGAACCCTTGAAAGCCCTGCTGCATTCCTTGCTGCATCCCCTGATTGTATCGCAGTTGCGCTAGCTGATCTGGGACTGGTGGGCTATAAGGTTGATATCCATAGTAAGGGTTATATCCGTTCATGCTTCGTCACTCCTTTCCCAGAAATAGAGGGGGATTTCCTGCCCTGAATCCCATGTATCAAAATAGTCACCATCAACCACAGTTACAACATGGCTTCCTAATGCCAGTACATACACCCCTTGTGGATGTTCTGCCGCAAATGATGCAACGTTATAGCAGATAGGGCAAGCCTCAGAGACTATACCTCGCCTAAAACCTTTGTCATGCAGGTATGCGCCCCACACGGCATTTGCAGACGGCATATCAGCCATCAGCAAGCCCTGCACGCAAAGTTGTAAGTAGGTCTTGTCCCAGTCCTGATCAAGAGCCTTGCATAATGCCCTGACGGTGCAATCTCCTACTCTTGCTGCAACTGGGTTTGGATTATATCTTTTATACATGCGTTCTTCCCTCCATGGCTGTATTATCACACATGCAGAGGAGAAAAGACACGATGCAGGTACGATGATTTTACGCATAAAAAAAGAGCCTGCCGTTTCTGGCAAGCTCTCTCATTTTTTTATTTTTCAATGTTGAAATTGATAGTAATTGGGTCAGTAAGAAGAAGCTCTTCGTATGTAGTATCATCCAATACTTGAATTTTTGTCTCTATATTCTGCAAATCTTCAATATTTTCAACTTCTACGCTATCATCAATAGTAAGCGTTCCTTTTGATTTTTTGTTGGCTTCGAGTCCAACTGAAAACATCTGGTATGTCATATAGCCATTGATTGATGTATCAGATGTCTGCACGCGAATTTTTTTATCAGTCAAATTCTCGGCAGTAAGCATGATATCATATCGTCCGTACTCATCAGATATTCCGTTGTAGGTAATGATTACCATATCGTCCTGATATACGATATCGCCCTCTTGAATTGCATTCTCTCCTCGAAGCTCTTTTAATTTCTGCTTCAATTCCGCAATCTGGCTTTCAAGCTTTTGAATCATTGCCTCGATACCTTCTACTGTGTTCTCGTCTGCTGCAATCTCAGCTCCTTCTTCTGTGCTTGTTTCTTCTGCCATTACTGGGGCTGTAGATACTGCAAGCGCAAGTGCCATGGTTAATGCGTACAAAGATTTTCTCATTGTGTGTCCCTCCATTTTCTTTTCTGCCCTTCTACAATATCACTATTTTTTCATTACGTCAACGCAAAAGGTGGAGGAAATCCCCCACCCATGCTATTTTTTCAGTTCTTCCGCATAAGCCGCAAGCCACGGAAGAGACAGCAGCTTATCAGATGCCGAGTACCAGTACTCTTGAAATCTCCGTGTACTTACACACATCTTTTCCGCTGCTTCCTCTTGAGACATACACTCATCCAGAAGATAAGTTACTGCCTCTTTCTCCTTCCGATTCAGTCGTGCCCTCATCAGGGCATACTCGATTATGCCATTATCACCGCATCCCCAAAATATCTTAACAAGCCCTCTATCCATATATGCTACCTCACTACTATATAAGCAATCAAGGCAGCATTGGCAAGAGCTGAGACTACTAACGCAAGGCGGCAATGAATTAGCTGCCGTTCAGTGCGGATTGCTGTTTCAATCGCATCCTTCAAAAGCATTCTCTTTGCGTCCATACTTACTCCTTTTTCAGCATGTTTCCATCTACCCAACCATAGACTCCATCGCCTACAATGTGGTAGTTATGCTTGCCAGTTGCACAAAGCTGCGTAACTTTTGCGTGTCCTGCTTTGGCTGCTACTGGTGTCGTAGCCCATGCGGAGATATACTGCGCACCACCAAAAAAGTATACCGCATCGCCCACGTTGATAGCTGTAGACTTAATGGCTGTGTAATCGTAGTACACTTCACCGCCCTTGGTGTATGCGTAGCCACATGATGCACCCGGCCACACGATTTTGTACCAAAAATCAGCGGTTACTTCAAGCACCTCTACAGCTGTGCCCTTTTTGATGATTGCAAGAGAGCTTGCAGTGTTTTTTGCTCCGTCTCTAACGTGCATCGCAGTCTTTGCGACCGCTGTTCCGATGCCCTTACCGCAGAAGCTTGTATTGCCCTCTGATGGCTTTGAGGTGCTGCCGCTTACTGCTGATCCGTTATCAAGGACTACCACGGTGTGCCCCTGTGTGCGTGTGCAGAGAATATCCCCACGTTTAAGGGCGGTATCATGATTGGTAACACTTGTATCTGTAATAACATCAAAAAGCTTTGTTGCATCAAGTACAAGCACCTGATTAGCTGTTGAAAACCACGGCACATCCTTGCCAATAGCAAAAGCTACACATACACGTACAAGGCTGCTACAGTCTGTCTCCACTGGGGTGTTAACCTTGCTGCAATCCCATCCGTACTGCTTAGCCTTGTCGTACAAATCCCAAGATGTAGACTGATCGTAACCAACATTATTATTTGCGCACGCTGCTTCCATGCACTGTGCAATGCGCTCACGCACTGCTGCATCTTTAGCACGGATGACTACCCACCCCTTATCATGGCGATACCATGCTTCTACAGTTACTTCCTGCCCTGTCTGATCTCCTGCTTTCCCACCCATCAATTTTCCATTCTCATCAATACGCGCACTACCTACTCTAACCATTATTAATCCTCCTCGTAGATGATATCTAGCCCATACGCAACAGCTGCATCATGTTCGATACGGCATCCACGAGCATTTTCCCATCCTTTACAGAAATATGCAGCATGGCACAGGCTCATGTTCTCCAGAGACTTAGCTAAGAAACAGAGTGGAATCTGTACAACACCGCGTTCCTTCATAGCTTCATTGCTGTACCACTCGTCTGTAAAAAGAGTATTTACGATTTCATAGCCCTTCGCCTCTAAAGCTGTAACAGCCTTTTCTCTTGTTGCAACAATTTCCTCATCAGTTTTGCCCGCCATTGGCTGCGATAACATAGCTTTCATTTTCATACCTCCGTTTCCTTGATCTGGCTTACGTTCATCAAGATGCAAGTGATACCTGCCAGAACCACAGTTGATAGGCATACCTTCCAATCTACCTCGGCAAGCATGGCAGAGGAGCCAATGACTCCAATTGCTGCCTGTGCCATAGTCTTAACGCATCTGATACCTACGGTTTTTAACCACTTCTTCATTCCGCTTTTTCCTCCTGCTCCAAATCTTTGATTCGGTGATTTGCTACACCGATTTTTTCCATCACAACCGCCATGTCCTTTTCGAGATTATAAGTCCGCTCGATCACCGAATTGTGTTTATCAACTCTCTTTGCAAGCTCATCCAACTTATATTCCATAAGTGCCCGTGTGCGTTCCTGCTGTCCATGGTTATTGATGAGGCACACAAGCAAGGTAACTCCTGCTGATATACATGCAGGTATCAGGGTTTCTAAAAGTGCCATGCCATTTTCTCCTTATTTTGAGTCTTTTTTAATTTTCTTTCGTGTGCGGTTCAGCACGTACCAACGCGATAAAGTGGTATCTTTTCAAGTTCTTCCTCCTGACACAAGTAATTAACTATAGCCCGCTAGGGCATTGAAACGCTTTAGTTAGTTAATCAATTCGCCATTATTGTAATTGACATTGGATATAACTGACATATCATCAATTAGTGATTCATCTCCTTCTGAATCGCACAAATATGTGTAAACCTTATCCTCTTTTTTATATCCTGACATATAATTAGATGAAAGTTTAATTTTATTGGCATAGCCTTTATTTTTCATCGTAAACACGCAAATCATTTTACTTGGAGTGTCTTTGCCGAACAAATTATTTAAAATCTGAGTATTATTTATGTATGTCATTCCAGTTGAAATGATTCTATGCCCAATGTGCGATGACACATCGAATACAATATTGTATGTATCTGCGTAGCACTGATCTAAAATAATTGTAGATTCACCAACATATTTACCGCTCGCATTTCTACTTAATAACTTAAACATCACAGAACCCAATACAAACGAGGGTGTAAGAATAAATGGATGAAATTTTTTAATATTACAATAAGACGCAGATAAAATCATTCCATAAGTTACATCAACCATATATATCCCATCGAAATAACAATCACTTGATGCGTTCCAGAAACCAATTGCTTTTTTCTTATTCGCAATCATCTGTGTATCGTAAAACATTATGCCACCGCAATTGTTTTCAATATATATACCAATTTTCGCTAAATGTTTAATTGTAATATTTCTAAATGTTGATTTTTTTAATTCATCCGCATAGACGCAAACACAATTGATTTTTCGAACATCAATAAAAAGATTTTTTATTTCAAAATGCATATCATAAAGATTTGTTGATTTAATATACAATACACTAGGAATTTCTTCACCTTCATACAATGCTGTGTGTGATGATTCTGCGAAATTGCCATATGCCAAGATTGTTGAACCATTAAAATCAAATTCAGCATTTATAGTTTTGAATGTTCGGACAATATTTTCGCTTTCTCCCGTTGTGTAAGAATTATCAATGCCAATAAACTCAAGCGTATTTGTGATCATAAATTGGTATGCCTTCTCACATTTTAGGGGAACGCTATTTTCAATGCAAAATTTTATGCAATTTTGTAAAGCTTCTGTGTCATTGTGTAATCCATTTCCATATGCGCCAAAATCGGTGACTGGCGACACAAAGCCTTTTTTAATTTTTAAAGCTTTTTGTAAACTTTTATCATTTAAGAAATAATCCTCAATAAATATTTTTATATCAACATTATTCTCATTGGCATTGTAATTGTTTGACCCTGTTATTGTAAATGCAATATATGCAGTATCGCTTTTGAAATCAAACGTGTTCGTTCTACTTTCAATGCTTTCACTTGATGTAACCCATGATGAGCCTAAATATCTCCCGTTAATATCCCATTCTCTAACACTACATCCATTGTGATTATGTGTTATAATTTCAAC